TTTAAAGGAATATCTAAAAAAGAATTGGTTAAAAACTTAAGAAAATTTAGAAAGTTTGCAAATGAAGAAGATATGAAGGATAAAGAACTTATAAATGCTTATATGGATATGAACAAATATTATCCTGTGACATTTGGTGAAGGTTCTGCACAAAATCCTGAGGTTGGTAAAGTTAAAGCTTTAAAAGAATTTCAAGAATATGTTAAGTATTTGGCTAGTAGACTTAAAAAACCAATAATGTTTAAAGATGATATAAGTAATAACTTTATTCCTAAAATAGAATTTTCAGATGATGATTTAAGAAACTTAGAAAAAGTTAAAGATGAATTATCAAAAGACCCAGAAAATATTATTCAAACAATATCAACACATGGTGGTAAAAAACAAAACTATTAATATTTATAAACTGGACTTATAGCAAGTTTGAATAAAAAAAACCTTAAAGTAAATAGAAAAATTTTCAAGAGGGACTATTTATAATAAAATAAAAGAAAAATTTAAAACAAAATAATATGGCTGATTTACTGATGAAAATGCCGATACCCTACGAACCAAAAAGGAAGAATAGGTTTATCATGTCTTTTAATGACTTGGGTATTAACGAATGGTATGTTGAATCAACAAGTAGACCTTCTTTAACGATTAACTCTACGGCAATTGATTTCTTAAATACTAAAACTTATGTTGCGGGTAAATATGAGTGGGGAGAAATCTCTGTAACTTTCCGTGACCCAATCGGACCTTCTGCGTCACAAGCGTTGATGGAATGGGTTCGTTTACATGCTGAGTCTGTAACAGGACGTATGGGATACGCTGCGGGTTATAAGAGAGACATTTTCTTAAGTCTATTAGACCCAACAGGTGTTGTAATTGAAAAATGGGTTCTTAAAAACACATTCCTTACAAAAGTGGATTTCCAAGGGTTATCTTACGCAGAAGATGGATTGGTAACTATCCAAGCGTCTTTGAGACCTGATTATTGTGTATTATTATACTAATATTATTTACTTTTTCATATTCAAACCCACGAAAGTGGGTTTTTTTATTTACAATAAATAAGAATAAGGTATTTTTTAATAAAAAACTATGAGTGACAATGTTAATCAAATGCATTTAGACCTTCCACACGATGTGGTTTTATTACCAAGTGAGGGAAAATTTTATAAAAATAAAAAAAAATCTGTTAAGGTTGGATATCTAACAGCCGCTGATGAAAACATTTTGGCTTCAGTGGGTAACTTAAGTGGTGACCAAATTATAACTAATTTAGTTAGAAGTAAATTATATGAGCCTGACATTAGACCTGATGAAATGTTGGAAGGTGATTTGGAAGCTATTTTAGTTTTTTTAAGAAATACTTCATTTGGTTCTAATTATGATTTTACTTTAATAGACCCTGAAACTGATAAAAAATTCGAACATTCAATACAATTAGATGAATTAAATTTCAAAAAAACTGAGGTTGAACCTAATTCTGAGGGGTTAATTTCTTTGGTTTTACCAAAAACTAACAAGGAAATTAAAATTAAATTTTTAACATACGGAGAATCACAAAGTATTAATCGTCAGATTGACGCATATCCTAAAGGTATGGTTTCACCTTCAGTAACTTTAAAGTTAACTAAATTAATCGTTGAGGTTGAGGGTAACCGAGAAGAAAGTGCTATTTCAGATTTTATATCTAAAATGCCAATCATGGATTCAAAATACATAAACAACTTCATTAGAGAAAACGAACCTAGGTTGGATTTAATGAGAGAAATAACAGCCCCATCTGGAAAAAAGGTACTCACCCGTGTGACCTTTGGGGCGGAGTTTTTTCGCCCTTTCTTCTGAGTATTTAAAAAATTTATTGGACCAATATTATCTTTTGGGTTCAAAAATAAATTTGTCTTATTCCGATTTCATGAAAATGCCGTCTTATCACCGTAGATATTTGGTTGATAGGGTTATTGAAATTAATACGCCTAAAAACGAACAATAAGTTATTTATATAATAAAGAGTAAACTATGCTTCATTATTTACAAGTTGAGGGAAGTACCGCTGACCCAGACCCGTTAGGTAGTTATTTTAAATCGGGAGGTTTAAAACAATATGCTGACCTTGCGGATTCATTTACTGAGATTACCAAAACTATTCAGTCAATGGATGTTGAAATGGCTAAAGTTGTTAAAACTATGGGTCTTAGTGCTAAAGAAGGATTGGCTTTAAAACGAAATTTTAGTCAATCATATCAGTCAATTGTTGATTTAGGTGGTAAAATGAGTGATGTTGTTGCACAACAAGAAGCTCTTACTAATGTTTCGGGTAGAAACTTAATATCTCTTCAAAGTCAATCTGAGGAATTATTTGCTGCGGTATCGGTAACAGGACTTAAAGCTGAAGAACTACAAAAATCATTTTATGATGCGGGTATGGAAGGTGCCCATATTGCTGAAAATATCGGAAAAATAGTTCAGATATCAAATCAATTAGGTGTTAACGCACAGGCTGTTTCAAAAACTGTAACTGACAATCTTGATAAATTAAATAGGTTTGGTTTTACAAATGGTGTTGAAGGTTTGGCTAAAATGGCTGGAAAGGCTCAAGCTTTAAGGTTTGATATGAATGAAACTTTAGATTTAGCTGATGACTTAATGAGTCCTGAAAAGGCAATTGAGACCGCTGCAGCAATACAAAGATTAGGGGGAGCTGCAACTGCATTAACTGACCCTCTGAAATTAATGGATTTGGCTCAAAATGATGTTGGAGGACTTCAAGACGAACTTGGTAAATTAGCTAAACAATATACATATTTTGATGAAAAAACTAAATCTTTCCAAATTATGCCAGGAGCGAGAAGACAACTTAAAGAAGTTGCTGACGCTTTAGGTATTGATAGAAAAGAATTTGAAAAAATGGCGTTGGAGACTAGTAAGTTGGATGATAAAATGTCTAAAATTAAATTTTCCGGTTTAGACATCTCTAAGGAAGATAGAGAACAACTTGCGAATCTTGCACAATTAAAAGATGTTGGTGGTGGTAAAAAAGAATATGTTGTAAATTATCGAGATGCTGATGGTAAAATGCAACAGGCTGAATTGGCTAGTTTGAGTCGAGAACAATTAGAGGCAATTAAAAAACAAACTGAAGAAGATGCTATGGATGAGGGTAAAGACCCTCAAAAAGAATTAGTTAGACTTGCTAAAGACCAATTAGGTGAATTTGGTCGATTGGTTGCAGCTCAAGAAAAACTTGCAAATACTGTAGGTGTTACTATGGGAGGGTCTAAGGGTGGTCAATTAATACTTGAAGATGCTGCTAAGACATATAGTACTTTGGCCAATAGAACTGCGGAAATTTTTGGACCTAATTCAGAATTTGGTAAAAATATGAATGGTGCCAACGTTACTATTACAAATGTTACTAAATTATTACAAACAATGTTGTCGGGTAATTTTTCAAAAATTGTTGACGAATTGGGAAGTGTGGGCTCAATTGTTGGTAGCGCAGCAGCTGGATTTGTAAAACAAGAATTTGAGGCGTTTAAAGCTGGTGTTACGTCTGGTGGAGTTCTTGGTGGAGGTCTTAACATTACGGATATGATTGCAAATGTTACTGATGCGACTATAAACTTTTCAAATTTGGACTCTGTTAAAAAAGCGGCAGGTATAAGTGACGGGTTCCGTAAACCTATGGGAGATAGTCTTAAAACTCCTGAAGGAGAATATGACATATATGAAAAAGATTATATGTTAATTGCAACAAAACTTCCCGAAGTTTTACAAAAAAGTTCAGAAACAGGTATGAAAAACGTGTTAAAGGAATATAAACTAACTGATATTAGTAGTATAATTTCAGGTGCTTTAAGTAACATTAATGTAAATAGTAATAAAGGAAATGACCAACCTCAAAAACAAGAGGTAGTCCATACAGTTAATTTTAAAGTTTCTGTTGACGGACCAAAAAACAAACTTACAGACATGTTAATTGAAGAATTACCAAAGAATCCAACTTTAATGCAATATATTGTTAAACACTTTGATAATACAAAAACTTCGGGGAGAATGGTTGTTAAAAAATAATAAATCATTCTATTTATAAATAAAATCACCCGATGAGTGAAAGTGCTTTAGATTATTCAAATTCAGAGTTTTTTAGGAATCGTCTTGTTACAAGAAACTTACAAC